TAATGCAGATACAGCAACAGCATTAGAAACTGCAAGAGCATTTAGCATCTCAGGTGATGCAAGTGCAACAGCAGTATCATTTGATGGTACTAACCCTGTAGCATTAACAACTACACTAGCAACAGTTAACAGTGATACTGGTACACATGGTGGTACTACTGCTATTCCAGTTATTACAGTTAACGCTAAAGGTTTAGTTACAGCAGTAACCACATCATCAATTAGTACAGAGTTAGACATTATAGGCGACAGTGGTACAGATACTGTAAACTTAGCAACAGATACATTAACATTTGAAGGTACTACTAACGAAATAGTAACCGCAGTTACTGACAACAAAGTTACACTTGGTTTTGGCGCAGCTACAACCATTAACAACTTAACAGCAACTGGTACATTTACTTCCGATGATATTACATCTGCAAGTATTGGTATTAACGGTGACGCTGTTATCTCTGGTAACTTAACAGTACAAGGTACTCAAACTATTGTTAACAGTACAACAGTTGAAGCGGCAGATCCAATCTTCCGTGTTAACACATCAGGTGCAAACACTGACTCAGGTTTTGAAGCAAATGTAAATGGTTCTATTAAACAGATCCTTTATACAGCAGCTGGAACAGAGTGGGACTTTGATTCTGAAGATGTTAAAACTTCTGGAAACTTTATTGGTAACTTAACTGGTACAGCAGCAGATGCAACAATATTAGAAACTACTAGAGCAATTAGCATCTCAGGTGATGCAACTGCAACAGTTAACTTTAATGGTTCACAAGATGTTGCATTAGCAACTACATTAGCAACTGTTAACAGTGATGTTGGTAGTTACGGTGGTATTACAGCAATACCGGTTATTACTGTAAATGCTAAAGGTTTAGTTACAGGCGTAAGCACAGCGGCAATCAGCACAGCAATTACAGTTGCTGGCGATACCGGTGGTAACCAAACAGTTGAAAACGGTGATACTCTTAGCATAGTCGGTGGTACTAACATTAGTACTGCAGGTAGTGCAACTGATACAATCACTGTAAACTTAGATAGCTCAATCAGCGGACTAACAAGTGTTAGCTCAACAACATTAACAGATGGCGTTGCTTCTTTAAACAGCGGTTCATTAACTGGTGCTGTTGGCGTTACTGCTAGTGGAACTGTACAGTTTGGTTCATTAAGCGATGGAGCAATTACTGCTACTGCTTTTGAATCTACAATCACTGATAGTGATACTGTAATTCCAACAAGTGGCGCGGTAGTTGATCATGTTAGAACTTCAGCAGATGGTCTTTTATTAAGAGACGCATTTACTGCAGACAGTTCAGCAAGTTCGTTTAACATTGGAACAATGCCAAATGTAACTGGTAGAACTTACTATGCTAACAAGTTAGTAATTAAAGTATCTACAGCATTTAGTGGTGACAGTGTTAACGCAATCAAGATTACTGAGAACGGCACAAGTGGCTCAACTCTAGTAGCAATTGATGATGCGGATTGTACTACAATTGGTACTTACAATGTTGAATTAGATGGCGACATAGAACTAACAAAGAATGCAGCAATTACTGTAAGTTTTGTTAAAGCAGACGGTAGCACAGCAAGTGTTCCAACTGCAGGTGTTCTTAAGGCATCAGCACATTACAACTTCGTTTAACTTTCATAGGTAGGCGTATAAGGTAAAAGGGTCTCTTCGGAGGCCCTTTTTTTTGGGTTCTATTTCTTTTGTGGGGGAGGTCTGCCGTCCCAAGGAACAGCGGCAGTGAAAGTGTATTGCATTATAACACACGGTGCCATACTATTGTTTGGAGTGAAGCCGGCATTTAAGTGCGAAGGCCAAAATGCGTATTTGTACTTAGCAGGATTAATATAATGATTGTAATCCATTAAGCCTAGTGGTGTAGAATATGTTTTACCTTGTGGGCATTCTAAATATAAGTGGCTACCTTTGTTTGTTGTTTGTAACCAAATGCACCCTGAATAATATCTATTCCTTTCGAATGAAGAAGGTATGTTACTTTTAGGATTTATACTTACAATGTTTGGCCTTACTAGTTCTAACTGTGTCTTAGTTGCTTCCAAGAAAGATAAGTGTTTCCTACTCTCAGCAAAAAATGCATTAAGAACTACTTGCTGTAAATTTTGTAGTGGCTTGTTTAATGGTACAAATTTATTTGTACAAAAACCGTAGTTAGTCTCTTCAACAGAACCACTGTTTGCTTCTGCAGTTATAGCGTCATTTAGTTTAGTTTCTATCTCACTTGTTAAGGGCAAACTGCCTTCAAATATTATGTCTGGGAATACTGTATATGTCTTTGCCATGCTACTATTTACACAAAAAGGCACGGTAAGTCGTTGTTAATACGGCAAAATAAACCATTGACAACCGTTATAATTTACTGTATAATATATGTATAGTTTAGAGAAAAGAGAAGAAAGAAGTATGAAGAACAAATTTATTTTTACAGACGTAGATGGCGTCTTACTTAACTGGGAATATGCATTCAATGAATGGATGGAGTTCCAAGGGCATTGCCCAGTAGATGGCCACAAGGATCATTACAATATTGCAAAGCAATACAGTTTACCATCTAAAAATGTAGGGCACGAACTTATTAGGCAGTTCAATGCTAGTGCCGCTATTGGCTTTTTGCCACCCCTTAGAGATGCACAACAGTATATGGAATTGTTATCTGTTGATCATGGATACAAGTTTGTTGTATTAACATCACTTAGCACAGACAAGTATGCTAAAGAATTGAGAACTAGAAACTTAACTAAACTGTTTGGTGATTGTTTCGAAGAGATTATTTGTTTAGCAACTGGTGCCGATAAAGACGATGCATTAGTTGAACTAGCAAACAAATATGGTACAGGTTATTGGATAGAGGACAAACCGTCTAATGCTGATGCAGGTACCAAAGCAGGATTCGAAAGTATCTTAATCGAACACAGGCATAACTTAGGTTATGAAGGTGATGCAATAATTGCTCCATTGTGGGCAGACGTGTATAACATAATCACAAACAATTTGTAAGGGAAAAATATGAATAACTTTTTAGTGTCAGACGTAATTGCTGTAAGCTGTGCCATCCAAAGACTAAACAAAGGTTTTGTTAAGAAGGGCGAGGACTTATTTAAAAAGGCCGCCGGCCTTCAAGACCATCAAAAGTCTAACAGCTCATTCTTATACGAGCATTTTTGCGAGGGCAATGTAGTAACAGTGTCCGAAGAAGACAAGAAGCTCGGAGCAGAAGTAACTGAGTACTTGCAGGGATTAGGCTTTAAAGCATTAGAGCGTAACCTCACAGACTTTGAACGTAAAGTTCTTAGTTTAGTTACCAGTGACACTGTAGATAAGACTACACTTGGTATTGCTGCTAGTTTACCTAATGTATATCTCAATAAGGTTAAGTCAGATGACTGGACGGACAGAGAACGTGTACTAGGACACACTAGTGACTTTGTAGGCAGCGAAGGATCGCGATGCGAGTTTACTCTTAAGGTAGAGTTTATGCGTTTTATTCCTAGTACTGGTAGCCACTTGGTAACTTGTAGTGTTGAGGATAAGCACATTGTTAAGTTCTTTATGCCTGAGGCTAAGACTAAAGTAGGCAGTACCTACACACTGCAAGGTTTTGTTAAGCCACATGCTAAAAATAAGCACACTGGCTTCAAAGAAACAATGATCAACCGTATCAAATTTCAAGAGTAATGTGATAAATACTACTACATAGGTAGGAGTTATCACATGACAGAAGAAGTAAAAGCAACCACACAGCACCATCCTGCCGATACAAATGGAGATGGTAAAGTGTCAAAAGCAGAAGAGCAAATGTTCCTCGAGTTTAAACGTAAAGAATTAGAAGATGCTGATGCAATGAGAGATGCACAACGTAAGATGGCATGGTTCTCATTATTTGGTATGTTACTATACCCATTCGCAGTAGTTGTTGCTAGTTTAGCAGGACTTAGCGAAGCACAGTCTACACTAGGCAGTATGGCACCAACATACTTTGTAGCAGTCGCAGGCATCGTAGCCGCGTTCTTTGGTGCTCAAGCATTTAGTAAAGGTAAGTAACCGTATGTTCACAAAGCATTTTGCAAGAATAGTCTGTAGACAAGAACTTAACGGCGATGACGTCGAGCTTTTCTTTGATATTGTGCAAAGTGTTGTGGATACAAAATTAATTATAGCATACGACGAAGGCAAAGAAGAAGTTGGAGTCGATGTAATATCTTACAATGATGAAGATGATAACGGTATGTTATACATCTACGAAATTGTACTTGCTGAAATGATTGACGAGGAAGAAGGTAACGATATATCATATGCTCTATTCCAAGAGTTTGATGAGGTAACATTTACCTTTGAAGCATCTATAGAAATATAGATGAAGGTTACAGTAACTCAGCAAGAAGTACCGGGTGGAGTTAATTTTATAGCATACGATGAAAATGGTGTGCAAATAACCGACAGGGCAATATTAGAAGAAATATCGTTTGACCCTTTTATAGGCACTCGCTACATTAACAACATACAGGTTGACAATGATACAGATGATGCTATAATAAACCCATTAGAGATTAACATAAACACTACATTACACAAGAGGTAACACATGGCATTTAATAGAACATTTAACACAGAAGAACAAGCACGTTTAAAACGTCTAATTGACGAAGGTATGCAAGTTACTTTCGAGATGGAAACTCTCAGAGAAGGTCTTAGAGACACTGTAAAAGCAATTGCAGAGGAAATGGATCTTAAACCAGCAATTATCAATAAAGCAATCAAAGTTGCACACAAAGCCAGCTTCCAAGATGAATATGACAAGTTCGATGAACTTGAAACTATCTTAGAGACTGTTGGCAAAACCCTTTAAGGTTTAGTATGGCACTAGGCGACAAAGTTACGGGATCCGTCTCCTCTATGTTTCTTGATCACTGTATCGCCAGGTACAATGAGGCTAAGGAACAAAACGAGTTGAAACGTGATTCCGTAACTATGTACAGTCGAAAGTTCAGACGTGCTAAAGATATATCTGTTGCTGACGATCCAATTATTCGTAGTACTATACAAACGTTAATGATGCAACATAATGAACTACATTATGAGTTTGACTTAAACGACAATATAGAAATATACATAATGGAGTACACCGAAGCAAGTGCAGGGTATGTTGATTGGCATAATGATTTTTACGGAAAGTCGTTATACGACCAAAGCGTAGGCGAACAAATAAAACTGTCAATGTCGTTAATGCTTAACGATGCTTACACTGGAGGCGAGCTAGAGTTTGACGAAGGTCCTCAACAGTTAGCCAAAGGTGAATATATTATCTTTCCTTCGCTGTGGAGACATAAAGTAAACCCTGTGGCTACCGGTACAAGGATATCTGTAGTTGCTTGGAACTACGGACCGAATTGGAAATAGCCAGAATTTCGTGTCTTAAGACACCTAAAGACATATATATTAGTATAGGTATTGCGACAGCCGAAAGTGTTGCTTGGAGAAAAACATAATGAGTTACGTTGACGCCTTCTTCGAGAAGAGCAAAGATATTATACATGTAGTTGAGCGTGTAGATGGTAAAAGAATTATTCAACAACTAAAGCCTGAGTACAACTTCTATGTACTAGATCCAAAGGGTAAGCAACAAAGCATATACGGGCAATCAGTTTCTGAGGTTCGTTGCAATAACGACAAAGACTTTAAAAAGAATCTTGCAATGAATACGCACAATGTTACATTTGAAAGTGACATTAAGCCTCTTAACAAAACATTAGCAAAGCATTACACTAATGCAGAGCCACCTAAACTACACACAGCATTCTTTGATATTGAGGTCGACTTCGACCCACTCAGAGGATACAGTTCTCCGGACGATTCGTTTACCCCTATAACTGCTATAGCAATATACTTACAGTGGATGGATGCTATGGTATGTTTAGCAGTACCACCCAAGACACTTAGTTGGGGTCAAGCACAAAGCATAGCGAGTAAGATGCCAGAAGTTATGTTGTTTCGCACAGAAGCCGAACTGCTTAAAACATTCTTAGAAGTAATACAAGATGCAGACATACTGTCAGGTTGGAACAGTGAGGGTTATGATATTCCTTATACATACAATCGTATTGTGCGTACACTAGGCAAAGCAGAGACTCGTAAGTTATGTTTGTTTGACAAGACTCCAATGAAGAAAACCTATGAAGCATTTGGTGCAGAGCGTACTACATATGACCTCATAGGGCGTGTACACTTAGACTACATGCAGTTGTATAGAAAGTATAACTATGAAGAGAGACACAGTTACAGACTAGACTACATCGGCGAAATGGAAGTAGGCGAGAAGAAAGTAGCATACGAAGGTTCGCTAGATAAACTTTACAATCATGACTTTGAAAAGTTCTTAGAATACAACATTCAAGATACATTATTGTTGCATAAACTAGATGAGAAGTTACAGTTTATTGACTTAGCAAATACTATTGCACACGACAACACTGTATTACTTCCGGTAACAATGGGTGCTGTAGCAACAACAGAACAAGCAATTATAAATGAGTCGCATAGACGAGGTTACATTGTACCTGATCGTATAAAGAATAGAGAGGAGAACACACAGGCCGCAGGTGCTTATGTTGCGTTCCCCAAGAAAGGCTTCCATGAATGGGTAGGCTCAATGGATTTAAACAGTCTGTATCCTAGTGTGTTTAGAGCATTGAACATGGCTGCAGAAACTATTATAGGTCAACTCAAGCCCACATACACAGACGAGGAAATCAATACTAAGATTACATTAGAAAAGAAATCATTTGCTGATGCTTGGTTAGGTAAGTTTGGTACTAATGAATTTGAATTGGTACTGGCTAAAGATGTTGATCGTCCACTAGAACTTGAAATGGTTGGTGGTGACACAGTAGAAGTTACTGGTGCTGATGTATACAACTTAGTATTCAATAGCGGACAACCTTGGAACATTAGTGCTAACGGTACTATCTTTAGAACAGACTTCCAGGGCATTGTTCCTGGACTGCTAGAGCGTTGGTATGCAGAACGACAATTATTACAGGCCAAGAAGAAAGAAGCAACTACAGATGCCGAGAAAGCATTCTACGACAAGCGACAGTTAGTTAAGAAGATTAACTTGAATAGTTTGTACGGTGCGATACTTAATCCACACTGTAGGTTCTTTGACAAACGTATTGGACAGAGTACTACACTAACAGGTCGTGCTATCACCAAGCACATGGGTGCTGAAACTAATCGTATGCTAACAGGCAAGTATGATCATACAGGAGACTGTATGATATATGGTGATACTGACTCAGTGTACTTTAGTGCTGTTCCGGCATTGCCTGAAGGACAAACATTAGATATGGACAGTGCAATTAAACTGTATGATCATATCTCAGACACAGTTAGTGATACTTTCCCTCAATGGCTAAAGGACACATTTAATGTTCCTATAGAAACCGGTAAGGTTATGAAAGCAGGCCGTGAGGTAGTTGGGCGTTCTGGATTGTTTATTACTAAAAAGCGTTATGCTATTAAAGTGTTAGACTTAGAGGGTTGGCAACCAGAAGGTGGTAAACTAAAAGTTATGGGCCTAGACTTGAAGCGTAGTGATACGCCAGAGTTTATACAAGACTTCTTAGAAGAGATACTATCTGATTGCTTAGATGGCTTAACTGAGGAAAGCGTTATTAAAAAAGTGCGTGATTACAAGAAGTACTTCAAAGGATTGCCAAGTTGGCAGAAAGGTATGCCTAAGCGTGTAAACAACTTAACTACTTATGCCGCTAAGATGGCAGAGAAGGCTAGAGTAACTGCCCCTGACAACTATAGACTACATAGGTTAGATGCAATTAAAGATGACGGGAAGAAGAAAGGTGCAACTATTCCAGGACATGTTAGAGCAAGTATTAACTGGAATAACTTTAAACAAGCATTAGGTGACAACTACAGCATGACTATCACAGATGGTATGAAAGTAATTGTGTGTAGGCTTAAGAGTAATGCAATGGGCTATGATAGTATTGCATATCCTACAGATGAATTGCAGATACCTGATTGGTTTAAAGAACTGCCGTTTGATGATTCAGCAATGGCAGAGACTATTATTGACAACAAATTAGACAACTTAATTGGTGTGCTTAACTATCCACTAGAGGATACAAAGCGTCACAACACGTTTACAAGTTTATTTGATTTTGGAGAATAATATATGAAAACAGAAATGAAACAAAATCAACCTAAGTTTTGGGATAGGTTAGAAAGAAACTACGAAGTTACATATCCCTCTGGTCAAACTGTACAATGGAAAAATTATACAATATCAGAAGTCCTTACAAAGTATAATGGACACAATTCAATGTACGACTATAAATTGCAAATAAGAGAAATAATAGAAGAGGTAAAATGAAATTTGATATTAAAGATATTGGAGGCATTGTTGCTAAACAGGATGAACGGTACATTGTTAAGGACAATACTACACTAA